TTGAATGCTAAGCTGAGGCGGTTTCCAAGAGGTAATGTTTCATTTCAACCTAATTATAATTTTAATGACACTCATGCAGCGTTAAATTTTTATTATAAATATTGTGTACCACCGGGTAAAATTAAGTGGACGCTGTCAATGAAAGATATTGAAAAACTGCCTTTTGGGAAAACCAAATTACCTTTTAGGAGGTTGCCTGTAATTAAGGATTTTAGGAGAGGAAAACATACAATATTCCGATTTACAGAGCATCCCAATAAGAATCAGGCTAAGCATTTAATTCTTAAAAATTTTATGAATGCGATAGTGACGGCCGCTCGTGACGTTAAGGACGGAGAAGTTCCGATAGTGAAACATTTAAGAAAACCAATTACTAATCTCTCAGTTAAACACCACAACCTATCTCCAATAGATGATAATGATATAACTGATGAAGGTTGTAGAAAATATGATGAGAAGGGTAGAATTTTCTTTATGTCTGACGACTCAGTCATGCATAGAATATTTCAATTTCGGAAGGTAGAAAGAACTTATTATCCTGAATGTTTTGATTTATTTGGAAAACCTGCTAGAAATAAGAGCGTCCATAACGAAATTGGCACGAGTTGGACTCGAGGAGGGGCATATATGAAATTTTATACACTCTTTGGAGATAAGATGGATAAATGGGAACCTCTATTTTCAAAAGAATCCACTAAAGAAAGAGTTTCAGTAAAGTGGAAGTGGAAAAAGCGTGGAAAATTTGTGGTTATTGAAGGAGATATAGAAGGCTTCGATGCTTCCGTCAGTGCAATGGCTTTGGTAATATACATGATGTTTAATTTAATTTATGTGGAGAGAGACGATTCAGATATTACATATCGTATATTTCAGTATTTATTAGAAGCGTGTAGTGAACAATTGGCGGGTAAAACTATTCGATGGTTATATGATTATATGATAATAATGGGATACATGCCTAGTGGATCTTTAGAAACCTCAATGGGAGATACATGGATTATGATGATATTTTATTGGTTAAGTTATCTCTTTTTTGAGATGAGGCAAGCTACGAGAGAAGTCAGGAGAAAGATATGGCGGTTTTTGAAAATTAGATTTATAATAGGCCTATTCTTTGGTGATGACTTTCTGATAGCCTTTCCTTTGGAGCTACTTGATGCTCCTCTGTCGGTCGACCGATTCGCAGAATATTTGTTACGGAATCATAATGTTAGAATGAAGAGTAGAGCGACTCATTTTAGTTTGCTAACTTATCTAAACGTAACTAATAATGAAGTTACTGGATATGCTTATAGAGGACCAGTTTATCTTAAAAGAAGATTTATTGATTCTAGAAACTTCATGTTGAAAGACTGGGAACCGGAGATCGCAGATGTAGTTCCATGGCGGGCACTCCAACAATATCAATGGAGAGCAGGGGTGCCCACAGATCGTACAAACCCTGTTTTTATGAATCTACCGCGTTTATTAGGACTAATTTATGATACATTAGGAGTCGATCCGGTAGCATACCACATGTTGGCATATATGTATAAGGTTACATATCAACTCGGAGTCAAGATGACATCCGAACAATATATCCGAACGAACATGCCTGAATGGGTAGAGAA